AATAGAGGTTTGAATCAATGGACAATAGAACAAGCAACACAAACTGTTACTGAGGGTACTGCTAGTTATTCTTTAAATTCTAATGTTATAGATGTTTTGGATGTAGTTTTGCGTAGAACCGTTAATCAAACACAAACAGATATAAGCATGAATCGTATTAGTAGATCTGAATATATCAACATACCAAACAAAGAAACAAAAGCTAGGCCATCACAATTTTTCTTTGATAAGTTAACAACACCAGCATTAAAAGTTTGGCCTGCACCTGAAAACAGTACTGATATATTAGTTTTTAACAAACTGGTAAGAATGGATGATGCAGATAAAGCTACAAACACTATGGACATGCCATTTAGATTTTATCCCTGTTTTGTTGCGGGGTTAGCGTATTATCTGTCGCTGAAGAAGTCTCCTCAACTCACCCCGCAACTCAAAGCTATATATGAAGAGGAGTTTAGAAGAGCGGCTGACCAGGACGAAGATAGGGCATCTTTTAGGATAAGACCTAATTTGAGGATGAATTAATATGGCTTATGCGGTTGGTAAATTCGCTAAAGCATTATGTGATCGTTGTGCTTTTGAGTACAAACTTAATGAACTGAAAGAAGAATGGAATGGTTTAAAAGTTTGTCCGAGTTGTTATGAACCTAAACATCCTCAGTTAGAACCTTTAACGGTTAAAGCAGATCCTGAAGCCTTATACAAACCTAGACCTAATAATGATAAAGAAGTAGGAGAGGGTTTTGTTGTTGTCACAAGCTCTAACATATTTCAAAATGATTTCATGAACCCATCTATACTACCTTCAAATTTTGTTGTTGAGAAAGTGACAGCATCATTAGGTGAAGTTACAATTACTACGTCATGACATTAACCGAGTTAAAAACTTTAATACAAAATTATGTGGAAAATGAGGAGACAACTTTTGTTGCTACCTTGAATGATTTTATTATTAACGCAGAAGATAGATTATTTGAACTAATACAGTTAGATTATTTTAGAAAAAATGTTACTGGATCTTTAACAACCGGTAACACTTATTTAACTGCTCCAACAGACTTTCAATTAAGCTTTTCATTAGCAATTATAGACAGCGCAGGTGCATATCAATACTTAGATAAAAAACATACTACATTCATGAGAGAGTTTGACGCAGATCCTACCGATACATCTGCAAGAGCAAAGCCTTTGTACTACGCTGACTTTGACAAAGAGTTATCAACGGCATCAAACAACGGATCTACTTTAATTGTAGCTCCGGTCCCAGATGCAGACTATACAGTTGAATTACACTATTTATACAAACCAAACAGTTTAACCGTAGACACTACAGGAACCTGGTTATCTAATAATGCTAGAAACGGTTTGCTTTATGGTGCTTTGGTAGAAGCATACACATTTATGAAGGGTGATGCAGACTTAATGCAACTGTATGAACAAAGATTTAATTTAGAAGTTTTAAGATTGAAGAATCAAGCAGAAGCAAGAGGAAGAAGAGATGAATATCGTTATGATTCTCTTAGATCTTCTGTTACTTAAATAAGGAGAGTAAATGGAAAAAATTGAAAGTCTTAAAGGCAAGACTGTTGCTATTGTGGGTATGGGTAAAAGTTGGTTTGACTACAACTTAGCAAAATCTCATGGGGTACACTTTGATGAAGTGTGGGCTATAAATGGCGTAGGGTCTGTTATATTTCACGACAGAGTATTTATGATGGATCCAGCATCTAGGTTCCTAGATACAGATGATGCAGGCGGCCAAACTGACAGTATGGCAGATCTTTTAAAAAATCATGAGGGTCCAATATATACTTGTGAGTTAGATGATCGTTGTCCTGGTTTAGTTGAATATCCCTTAAAAGAAGTGGTTTCTTATTCTAATTGTCATTATTTAAACAATACAGTTGCCTACGCAGTTGCTTTTGCTTACTGGAATGAAGTAGCTAACTTAAAATTATTTGGTATAGATTTTTCTTATAAAGGTAATTTACATTTTGCTGAGTCAGGAAGAGCTTGTGTAGAGTTCTGGCTAAGTAAATGTATATCTGCTGATATGCAAGTTGAGGTTGCACATACCTCTGGATTATTAGATACAGATGTTCCAGCAGAGCAAAAATTATACGGTTATCATAGGTTAAAAAACCCTTACATTATTTTAGTAGATGAAGAAGGAATTAAATTAGAGCGTATAAACGACTTAGAAATAGTAAAACAAGAACAGGAGCCTGTACTTATAGATAGGCATGATTCTCACCTAAAACCGGTAGAGCCAAAAAAATGGTAGATGAAGTAACTCCAGCAGGTATGCCAGGATTGGGCCTTATAGAAGCTAAAACAACTAACTATGGCGGCCATCCTCCTGAGTTCTGGGCAGAACGGCTTACAGAAAAAATTGTAAGTTCAAGTGATAGTGAAGATCCGTATGTAAAAGAACAAGCTAGAGCTTACAAAGATTTGATATATCAAGTTAGTTTGATTTATATACATAATGCTATAAAATCTTATAAGGCTACATTAATTCAAGAGCTTACGACAGCTGGAGAAAAGGATATAGCTGAAATTGTAAAAAGGATATAAATATGGCTATCACATCAACATTAACAACCAGCTTTAAAAAAGAGCTGCTAGAAGCCGTCCATAACTTTAAAAATTCAGGTGGAGATACCTTCAAACTTGCTTTATACACAAGTTCAGCAACTTTAGGTGCTACTACTACTGCGTTTACAACAACTGGACAGGCATCAGGAACTAACTACACTTCTGGTGGAGCAAACCTCACTAGAGTAGATCCAACATCAGGCGGCACTACAGGTTTTACTGATTTTGCTGATTTAACCTTTGGTACAGCTACCATAACTGCTAGAGGATGTATGATCTATAACTCATCTGATAGTAACGCATCAGTAGCTACTATTGATTTTGGTGGAGATAAAACTT